AGCGCGGTGGGAGAAGGGCGAAATCAAGCCCTCGATTAAACGCCGTGTGGCGCTGTCATCTGTCCTGAACATTCCTTTTAGAGAATTGTTGCCAGAGGCTTCGGCCGTCAATGACACCATCAGAGACCCGGTGGTAGCTGCAATAGTTCAGCTACTCGGAGAGTTGCCCCCACCAGTGCGGGAAACAATTCTAATGCAGCTAGCGGCGGTAAAGGAAGCTCTGGAGAAGTAGGGCCAATTTCCGACGGGAACGCCAGCCTGATAATCAGCCTCGCGCCGCGCTGAACCCCTCTGCTTACTTTTAGTCTACTTTTCGCTGGACATCTGCGCCCGTTCCGCTTACCTAAACTCAACGGTGTTTCAGAAGCGGCGCAGGGTTCTTCCAAATGGTAAACGTCCATCCGGCACGGCCTTTCGTTCGGCACGCTCACGAAGACGATAGCGCTCACGGAAAATCTCTCTCCCGTGATGATGAGTCAATGACGAATTGCGTTCTATCAAGCGAACGCAATTTCGTTCCACCGGCGTCAGAATTTGTCACATGTCAACATTGTGGAGCGCTTGTCGCGCAAGACATCGACTGTGCGGCGGAGAACTGTCCAGGCAGTCCCGACCAGCGGCTGTTCGCCATCTATATGCAGCCGTATCGAACCTACGATCTGGGCAATTGCTTCGATCGTGACTCCATTCGCGGCACCATAGAAGTCGGCTTGCGCAAGGCTCGCGACTACCGCGGGCTCGTTTGCCGCCTGAGTAGGCTCGGGACGCTGCCCGACGCTGACGCGATAGCGCGCGAAACCCTCGAAACCATCAAACGACACGCCAACGCGCTCGCGCGGATGGATGAGTTGGACGAACAACACACGAAAGGGGACCGTCGATGAAAGATAGTAACAATAACGATTTGCTGGCGATGCGTGACATCGTGCGTAGCCTCAAGTCCTGCGCAGGCTTCCTCGCACGACACTTCGATGCCGCCGTGCAGGAGTTGGAGAACCACGAGGCGGAACTGACCGCACAGTTGGAGCCTGCGCACCTGACAGATGACCGTCAGGAAGCGCTGCGCTGGGTGCTGGCAACGCACAACATCCATAGCTGCTGAGAGGTGCGCAATGGATGATGCACAAGAACTGATCGAAGCATCGAAGGCTGCGTATTACGCCTTGCGCCTCGCGCTGCAAGCGATCCTGCGAGCCAAGACGAAAGAGGAGGCCCACGCGATTGCGTTGGCCATACTCGATCAGTGTCCGGAGGGGTTGGAGCTATGAGCCGCATTCCAGCAGCAGCGATGCTTGCTCAGGTATTCGCTGCCATCGATCACGAGAAAGGCACTACACCTATAGGCTTTTGTGATGAAGTGCGAGACATCTGCGCCGAAACCGCTCACGAAATCTGCGAAAACAATCCAAGCCGCGCATACCTCCGTTCCACCGCAATCTTGATAGCCGCGAAGGCTATGCGGCAAGCGCTGGACATGAGCGAATGATGGAGGATCTATTTCTGGGCCTTGAGTGCTTCCGAGAGGATGCGTCGTTATCTGAAAAGTTGCTTGCAGCTTATGAGGAGGTAACGCGGATCGTTTCCAACGGAACCACTGATGGCGACTATCTCCGGAAGCGTATGATCGCGCTGGAGGCGGCATTGGTGCCGATGATCATTCACGCGTGTCAGCACGAAAAGCGCGCGCTTGCGATGGAGCCAATGCGGCCGCGCTGTCCGCCGTGGATGCGGCATTTATGGAGGAGAGGTGTGTAATGGATGGATCAATCCAGCCAAAAGCTAAGCGCCGGCCTAAGTTGCTGGCGACAGCGCCGGAGCTGATAAAGCCACGTAAGCCCAAGATCCTGGCCTATGGCGGGTCAGGCGTCGGCAAGACCAGTTGGGCGATCGACTTCCCAGATGTCTACTTCATTGACGTGGAAGGTGGGGCAACGCAGCCGGAGTATCGCAAGAAGCTGAAGGCCGCGAACGGCATGTATCTCGGTCCTGATGACGGCGCGGCATCGTTCGATGTGGTGCTGGATCAGGTGAAGGCGCTGGCCACCGATGAGCACGACCGGCGCACGCTGGTCATCGACTCGATGACGAAGCTGTTCGCCAACGAGATTGCGCGCGAGGCGGAGCGACTGACTGACGCCGGCAAGAAGAACGAGTTCGGTGCTGATAAAAAGCCAGCAGTGAACTACATGCGGCAGCTTGTGTCTTGGCTGACTCGCATGAACCTCAACGTCATTCTGGTTTGTGGCGAGATACCCGAGTGGGGCAAGGATAGCCAAGGGGAGCGCACACAGATTGGGTCCACCTTCGATTGCTGGCCCAGGCTGGAATACGAACTGGATCTGGCAATCCAGGTCGTGAAGCTGGGTGACCGGCGCTTTGGTCGGGTGCGCAAGTCGCGCATTGCGGCTTTCCCACATGCAGCCACATTCGATTGGACCTACGACGAGTTCACCAAGCTCTATGGTCGCGATGTGGTCGAGGAGGCGTCGTCGCCTGTCGTGTGCGCCACGCCGGAGCAGATCGAGGAACTGAACCGATTGCTGGAAGTGGTGAAGCTGGAGGAAGGCACGACCGACAAATGGCTGGCAGCGGCGAACGTCTCGACGTGGGACGAAATGCCGGAAGACAAAATCAGCAAGTGCATTGAGGCGCTGAAAGGAAAACTAGCATGAGGTTCAAACCGATAAGCGAAGAAGAAGCAACGAAGCAGGCTACCGGCCTGTGGGAAGATGGCATCTACGACTACGAGGTGAAGGAGGCCGAGGAGAGAACCAGCAATAACGGCAACGAGATGACAGCGCTGCAAGTCCAGGTGTTCGACAAGAACGGCGAGAGCAAGATCCTGTACGACTATCTGGTGAACACTGAGAAGGCGCAGTTCAAAATCCGGCAGTTTGCGGCTTCGTGCGGTCTGCTCGACGCGTACCAAACCGGGACGCTGATGGAAAGCGAGATGATCGGGCGCACGGGAGTCTGCGAGGTAGGAACGCAGCCGGCGCAAGGCAGCTACCCCGCAAAGAACGTCATTCGGACGTGGTTTCCGCGTCAACAGGAGAAGGCGGCGCCAGCACGCCCTAATGCCCGCACCAAATCGCCCGCTGGCGACATAGACGACGAAATTCCGTTCTAAGGAAATCAGTAAATGATTGTCGTGTGGGTGCTGGCAGGCTGGGCGTTTGGTTTAGCTTTATCAACCGGCGCTTTCCTGGCCTTCAAGTACCTGCGACGCGATCCTGAAGAATAGCCGGTGGGGGACTCTCCCAAATTGCGGCGCGGCGCAATCGACATGGCCAACCTCGCTACTACTCTGTCCCCGGCAAAGCTCTAATCATGGGCGGAATAGGTGCGCAAACTCTGTCTCCCGGAAAAGGGCATGCTTAGAGAAAGGTTGGCAACCGCGCGTAACCCCAACAGGAGAGAAGCTAATGGAATGGGAAATTCAGATTTGGGAGCGCGGCCGGTGGGGTCTTTACGCGCTTGTCGGGTCCTTCAGTCAGGCTTTGTGGTGGCAGGAGGATCTTGAGTACATCCAGGGCATACCGGCGCGGCTGGTTCCGAATGATTCGGCGCCAGGCTGGAAGACCGCCCGAGCAGGAGTAATAGAATTTGGCTGACGTACCGATCTTTGCCCAGCCGGCAGCTGGAATGGAAACCTTCAGCTACAGTCCGTTTTCTGTGGTGCCTCAGGCGAGCATCTTGCAGCCGCCGCCACCTATGGCCTTTGCTCAGTTCCAAGCGCCCGCACCGTTCGTTCCTTCGAGCAGTGGCGCGCAGGCTCCATTTCTGGCGGCTTCGGTTGATCCCGCGTCGCTTGCCTGGGCGCATACGGTGGGGCCATCGGTCTTTGTCGGGTCGGCGGTGATGGCGGCGACCATGAACCCGGCGCTGGGCTTCATGGCCGCGCTGGGCACCTTCGGAGCGCTCAGTGCGCCGTCAGCCTTCGACACGACGTTCACGCCCACCGATGTGTTGGCGGTGCCCTTTACCGGGGGCGGTGGCAACTAGCCTCCATACCGGGACCAGGCGAATGAGAAAACCAAGACTTAAGAAACCCCAAATAGCACAACCATTGAAGAACGGAGACATGGTGATCTGTCCTTCAGGGCGCCTTGGGATTGTTATCGATATCGATCCCATCGCATCTAAGGCCACTGTTACTTTTGGCTCTGCTGGTCCTGTCCGACGTTACGACTGGAAGAGTCTGCGCCACGCTTCGGCGCTAGACATTACTGACGCGGGGTTAGACGGAGTGGGTTGTAACCCCCCGCCGTACTAAAACCCCTATGCCGAGGAGGAAACGAATGTTGAACGATCCAGTTGCCAGGGCGATAGCCGCCAAGAGGATTAACGAGGAGTCGAAGCTCATCGATGCAGATGATGGAGACACGATCTCCCGCTTTGACCGCGATATCGTCGGGGCCAAGCGTGTGGATATCCGGCTACCGCTCAACGATGCGCAACTGGTCATGCGCCATCTTGGAATGATCGAGAACACGATCCACGACCTGCGGCTGGCTGCGGCGAAGCTCGATCGCGACCGCAGCCGGTTGTTCCTGATCCGCGGCACGCTCAGGGCACTGAGCGGCAAGCTGAACGGCAAGAGGTGGACGCAAGAAAGCTAACCTGTTAGACTTGTATTTATCCACAGAGCTACCAATACTCGTGCAGTATCAGTCCTGTAATCGCTAACAGAGCTACCTACTATACTTAGTCTTTTGTTAGTGTTTTACCATACTATATCTTATGCGGCATGAGACTCTTTCGCTTTGTGAGATTCACAGCATGAACAATATCATGGGGTTGTCAATCTCCTCAGATACGTGAGGTGCGTGAGTGTCCTGTTCCGCGCTAGATGTGGGGCGAAGGGATCAACTGTTTCGGGAGTGCGCTAACATGGTCACGCTGGAATTGACTGAGAACGAAGCCAAGGTTGTTCAGAATGAACTGTGGCTCCGCCTCCACCTAGGCGAAAGGGCGAGGCTCGCCCCCACCGGAGCATACCTGGAGTGGCTGAATGCCGCCCATGACAAGGTGACAGCAGCCATACCGAAACCGCCCGAGTTCGCGGATAATCACTGAGGCGGAAAAATCCCCGCCATAATTCCCCTCCGCCGCCATCTAGAATTTAACAATCCGTAAGCATTACTTAGAGGTATCGGTAGGAGGAAGCAGCGTGGCAGTTCTCAATTTCCCAGCGCAATCCAGCATTGGCGTGGCCGGAACCAGGGCGCAGTTCGATGTGACTGGAAACGATGTCATTAACGACTCCGGCTATGCCATTTCCGGCACGATCGATCTCGCAGCCAACTCGCATCTAGTGGTAACCGGCAACCTCAATTTCGTTTACACTGATCAGTTGATCGGTGATCCGACCGGCTCAATCACGAACAACGGCTCGATTATGACCATGAACGGCATTGTCTCAGTGCCGGTCGATGGCAACGGTACACTTGGTTTCGGTGGCTACCACGACGGTATGGGGATCTCCTCAATCAGCGCTCCGATCGGCAGTAATCAAACGGTGCAGCTTGATCCACACTCCTTCGGCATGAGACTGACGCTGGCCGATCCTGCCGACTTCCATGGCCTGCTCAACGTCATGCCTAACCCGCTACCGGGCGGCGATGTGTCGGTTGTCCTTTCGGGCGTGAAGGCGGACGGCTTTGTGGTGAATGGCGAGCAGTTGACGCTGTTCAATGCTGGCCAGGTGGTCGATACGCTGCGGGTGTCTAATCCTGGCTCAGTGCCGATTACCGCCGACTTCGGCGCGGATACGACGCTTACCTTCCACACAGCTCCAGATCCCGTCGTTAATCTGGTCCGCGAGCTCTACCAAGGCGGCCTTGGCAGAGACGCAGATCCAGGTGGACTAGCCTTCTGGACCAATGAGCTAAAGACCGGCGCCCTGACGCCGCGGGACTTCGTTTTCGCTATCACCGGATCGTCGGAGGGACAGGCGCGGTACGGCCAGCAGACCGATGGGCAATACGTGGATAGCGTTTACGCCAATGCGCTGGGCCGCCAGTCTGATCCTGGTGGGCATGCCGCCTGGACCAATCTCCTCCAGTCTGGCTGTGCCCGAGCCGACGTAATGGCAGCCATCACGCAGTCACCTGAGGGCCAGCAGCACTTTATGTTGAGCCACGCCTAGACACTAATGAAGGTAACGGACGGATCGGGAAAGCTGGCTTGCAGCACGCCGGCCGTCACCGCGACTTGCGTGCTGGTCCGTTGCGTCGAGGTCATCTGCCACACCGTAGCGGTGCCGTTGCCGGTGGCGTTGACCGGCCAGTGGGCCAGCCCAACCGGCCCGGCCTGAGCGCCTTTGCCAGCGTTGACCACCATCATGGCGCAGTGGCCAGCGCTTGGCGTGGTGGCGCACGTCAGCAGCCCAGCATCGGCAGTCACCGTCCAGCGTGGACCGAACAGCGTCATGCCGCCCTTGCCCAGCATTGCTCCGTTCGGCGACAGGTTGTTGCCGGAATTTATCACGCCACAAGTGCCGTCCATGTAGGCGTCCCAGATCGCACCCCAGAGCGGCAGCGGCGATCCATTGAGCAGTTCAAGCAGGTAACGGGCGCACCAGACCGCACCATCTGATCCCTGCTGCGATGGGTCCTGGCAATTCCAGTCCAAATTATACTCACCAACGAATACCGCCTGCATGTTTGCGATGTTCAGTCCCGCCAAGCTGGCGGCATCGCTGATGCCCTTGGTGGCGCCCGAATAGCGAGGACTTGGCAGGCTGGGATAACCGCCCTGATACGTGTGCCAGTTGTACACATCCAGCCCCAGCACTTGCTGCTGGTACTGCGGCATGAAATTACCTGCCCAGGCAGTCACCGGGCCGGAGCACATTAGGGTCGGATCAACCGCCTTCACTGCCAGGTACATGGCGTTGTACCACGGCACGATTTGCGCGACCGACATATTGTCCGGTTCATTCTGCGACTCGAAGCCCAGGAGCGGGAATTTCCGTCCGTTGGACATGACGGTAGAGCCTAGGTAACGCGCGAGGTTGGCAATTGCCCGCCCATAGCTGGCTGGATCTGAGAAGCC